ATTGCACAAGCGCAAGAAAAGATTGGCATTTCTGATCTAGTCTTTTTGGCTTACAACGCCATGAAGCGCGAAGCTGCGGGTAAGCCTGTCAAGCCAATTGACATTTGGACAGAAACAATTGCCGAAGTGATCGTTGGTGAAGCAAACCCAAAAGCTACCCAGTCGGAAGCCTAAGTCGAATCGTTTGGGAGGTAGCCCTGGCCACGGGGTTACCACCCAACGTATTTGAAACCGCCGAAGACATTTTGACGGTCATTGAAATTTTGGAAAGGCGAGCAAATGGCAACTGAAGCAATCAGCTATGACAAGGCTGAATTGCGTGCCATTGTTCGATCTTTCAAAGCAATGGACGAAGAAGCTACAAAGCAAGCAAAAGAAAAAACCTCAGAGCTTGCAGAATACGTCAAACAAAAAGTTATTGGGACGGCTGGATCGGCAAACAACCGCGTTGCTGCAATTATTGCAAGCGGTGCAACGGTTTCAAAGTCATCAAAAATTGGTGAGATTTCTTACGGTTTTGCACGTCAAAAGTTAATCGGTTGCGGCACGACTCAACAGGTTTGGGGCGGCTACGAATTTGGATCAAACCGCTACAAGCAATTTCCAGTCTGGTCAGGCCGTGAAGGTCGTGGCACACGCGGTTGGTTTATTTATCCGACTTTGCGAGCTGTTCAACCTGAGATTTTAAAAAAATGGGAAGAAGCATTTTCCACGATAGTTAGGAAGTACAACTAATGGCTGGTAGTCGTACCCTTAAACTTTCGATTCTTGGTGACGTTGACGGACTCAACAAATCGCTAAAAACCGCGTCAGGCGACGTCGATTCATTTGGCGACAGAGTTGGCAAGGCTGGCATTGCCATTGGTAAAGCATTTGCCGCTGCTGCTGCCGCTGCTGGTGCTGCCGCAATCGCCATTGGTATTGAAGGCGTCAAAGCCGCTATTGAAGACGAAAAGGCACAAACACAATTAGCCTTGGCTTTAGAAAATGCCACAGGTGCGACACAGGCACAGATCAAGGCAACCGAAGATTCGATCCTACAAATGTCATTGGCAACTGGTGTTGCTGACGACGAATTACGCCCAGCTTTAGGTCGTTTGGTTAGATCAACGGGCGACATAACAAAAGCGCAAGATTTATTGGCAACAGCACTTGACATTTCTGCGGCAACAGGTAAGCCCGTCGAAGCCGTGGCAAATTCATTGTCAAAGGCATACGACGGCAATACCGCAGCTCTTGGCAAATTGGGTGTTGGCTTATCGACTGCCGAATTAAAGACAATGTCATTCGATCAGGTGCAAACAAAACTTTCAGAATTGTTTGGTGGCGCAGCGGCTGCAAATGCTGAAACATACGCAGGCAAAATTGCACGTGTTCAAATTGCATTTGATGAAGCAAAGGAAACGCTAGGCACTGCGCTGCTGCCAATCCTTGACAAATTCTTGCAATTTATAAATCAAAACGCACTGCCTGCGATCCAAGCATTTACTAGCGCGTTCAGTTTGACTGGCACGGACGGGTTTGGAAAAACAATCAGTGAAGTCGGCGCAGTAATTAAACAAACAGTGCAGCCAATTTTTGAAGGTATCAAAAGTGTTTTTGATCGTGTCAAAACCGCAATCAAAAACAACAAAGATGAATTTGAATCATTTGCTGAAGTCATTGCGTTTGTTGCCCCGATACTTGGAAAAGTAATTGGAACCGCATTTGAAAACGCTGGCAAAATTGCAAGCATTGCAATCAACATCATTGGCAAAGTCATGTCAGCGATCAAACCATTGCTGAACATGTACATTGAAGGAATCAACCTAATCATTCGCGGAATCAACCTAGTCAAGCCAGGTGCCGACATTGCTTTTATTCCCAAAATTGGCGAAACGTCAGTGGCAACGCCAGGTGCGTCAGGCTTTAGCGGCACAATGCCAGGTGGCGGTAGTTTCACAACAGGCGGCGAAACAGCAGGCACGGGCGGCGGTGGCGGCGGAGGAGGAATCACAACCAGCACGTTCACAGGTGGCACAGGGGGAGGCACTAGTAAAGGCGTATCAACTGCAACCAACACAGCAGCAACCGCAGCAGCGGCAATCACTGGTTTGGGTGCTTCAGGCGTTTCAGGTGTTAACACAACCAGCCTTGCAGGAATCTTGGCGGCGTCAGGTGGTAATCGCGGCAGCATGACTTCAGCAGGAACAACGATCAACCTGACCGTCAATGGTGCGATAGACAAGGAAGGCACTGCCCGCACAATTGTCGACACGCTAAACAATTCGTTTTATCGCGGTACAGGCGGCGCGGGTAACTTGGTCACAGCATGACGCAGTGGAATCCAGTTTGGTTGGTTGAAATTGACGGCGTTGAATACACAGACGCGGTTTTGGCCAATTTAACTATTCGCAGCGGTCGAACAAACATTTATGAGCAAGCTCAGGCAGGGTACGTCAACATTCAGCTGATCGACGTCAACCAAGCGGCAATCCCAGTTGGGATCAATTCTACAATTGGCGTTTCAATAAGAAATACGTCAGGGACGTTTGTGCCTATTTTTGGCGGCAATGTTGTTGACATTGGTTTGGAAGTGCGTGACGTGGGTTCAACCATGTTCACACAAACTTATTCAATCACCGCATTGGGCGCATTGGCACGTTTGCCGAAATACATTTACACCGACGCGCTTGCGCGTGATTTTGACGGTGATCAAATTTTTGAAGTTTTGTCACAAGTTTTGTTTCAAACATGGGCTGAAGTGCCTGGGGCATTGACTTGGGCAACATACGATCCAGCTATAACTTGGGCAAATGCCGGCAATACTGGACTTGGTGAAATAGATCGTCCAGGCAATTACGACCTGTCGGCGCGTGGTGGTGGTTCAGACCCGATCGACGCTTATTCGCTTGTCGCAGCATTGGCAACATCTGGACTTGGCTATTTGTACGAAGACCCACAAGGGCGCATTGGTTATGCTGATTCGACACACCGCACCAACTACCTTGCAGCAAACGGGTATGTCGATCTTGACGCTAGACATGCTCGCGCAGCTGGTTTACGCATTGACACTCGCGTGGGAGACGTACGCAATGCAATAACGATCAAATACGGCACAACCAGTCAAAATGACGTATCGGACAGCGATCCAGCGTCAATTGCGGTTTACGGAAATCTTGGTCAAGTCATCACAACGACATTGCATGACTCAGTTGACGCCACGGCACAAGCTGCATTTTATTTGTCGTTGCGTGCCAACCCTCAGCCAATTTTTAGCGAAATTTCTTTTGACCTGACAAATCCTGAAATTGACAATGCTGACCGTGACAAGCTGATCAATGTTTTTATGGGCGAAGCCATTGCCCTGCAAAACCTACCTTTAAACATGAATTCGGGCACGTTTCAAGGCTTTGTCGAAGGTTGGTCGTTTAGAGCCAGTTACAATCAACTTTCAGTCACGTTGCTTTTGTCACCGCTTGCGTATTCGTTACAGGCAATGCGCTGGAATGACGTACCAATAACCGAAAAATGGAATACCGTGTCGCCGACTTTGACATGGGAGTATGCCACAATAGTGGCGTAGAAAAGGGGAACAAATGGCAAATCCAACAACCAATTATAGTTTTGTGCTTCCAACGTCAACGGACTTAGTCACAGACCTTCCAGCAGATTTTGACGTCGCGTTGCAGGGCGTTGACACAAGGCTGAAAGCATTGCAACCAGGCACAACCTTGGGCGATCTTGCTTATTCGTCGGCAACTGCAAACACAAACACACGTTTGCCAATTGGTTCAAGCAATCAGGTTTTAGGTGTTGTCGCTGGTGTTCCAGCATGGATTGACCCAGACAACATTGCAAAAACCTATTCTGCAAAAACAGCTACATACACATTTGCATCAGGTGATGAAGGCAACATTTTTAGCATGAACAATGCTGCAACGCAGCAATTTAACATTCCAACTGACGCAACATTTAATTTTGCCATTGGTACTGAAATCAACGTTTTTTGGATTACTGGTGCAGGTCAACCAACAATCGGTGCAGTGACACCAGGAACCACAACAGTTATCTCAACAGGTGCAACCAGCGCAACACCAAAATTGCGTGTTGTCAATAGCGGTGCTACTTGTGTCAAACTAGCTGCTAATTCTTGGATCGTGTTTGGAGATTTAGCCTAATGCCAATTTTAGGAATTATGGCCTCAAGTCGGCCAGTTACACGCAGCGTTGATTACCTAGTCATTGCAGGCGGAGGCGCAGGCGGTGGCAATAGCACGAGCAACTCAGCTGCAGGCGGTGGCGGTGGTGCAGGTGGTTTATTATCGGGCGCGGTCGCAAAATCAGCTGGACAATCTTTCACAATTACTGTTGGAGCAGGCGGTGCAGGCGCAGCAGGTACAGGTTCAAGTGGTAGTAATAGTGTTTTTGACACTTTTACTTCAACAGGCGGTGGCCGCGCTGGTTCTTGGGATAGTCCAGCAGGCGTTACAGGTGGATCAGGCGGTGGCGGTGCGGGTCGTGCCGTTACAGAAACCAATTTGGGTGGGTCAGGTACTAGCGGACAAGGCAACGCAGGCGGTACGGGTAATTCATCACCGACTTCAGGTGTAACAATAGGCGGCGGTGGCGGTGGTGGTAATAGTGCCGTTGGTGCAACTGCTAACAGCACAGGTAACGGAAATGGTGGTGGTGGTACCACATCAACAATCACAACATCAAGCGTTAATTATGCAGGCGGTGGCGGTGGCGGCGCAGAATTTCCTGTAGGTGGTGGAAATGTTGCAGGTTCAGGTGGATCAGGCGGCGGCGGTGCGGGTTATGCGTCAACAAGTTCAACCAATTTTGGTAATGGTACTGCTGGCACAGTTAATTTAGGCGGCGGCGGCGGTGGTGGCGCAAATGGTTTCAGCGGTGGCGGTAGTTTCAGCGGTGGTAATGGTGGATCAGGTATTGTCATTATTCGCTATCCAGATACTTTTGCTAACTTAGCCTCCATTGGTGGTGGATTGACTTACTCACTTACTACAACTGGTGGTTACAAAATCTATTCATTTACAGCTGGAACAGGTACGGTGACAATCTAATGGCACATTACGCATTTTTGGATCAAAATAACATTGTCATTGAAGTTATTGTTGGAATTGACGAAACAGAAACCATTGAAGGTTCAGACACAGAAACCTGGTATGGCAATTTTAGGAAACAAATTTGCAAACGCACATCATACAATGGCAACATTCGCAAGAATTATGCGGGAATTGGTTTTGCGTATGATGAAAACCTTGACGCGTTTATCCCGCCAAAATGCCATGACGAAGCAATTTTAAATGAAACAACAGCGCAATGGAATTGCGAAAATGAGGAACACAATGGCGTTTCCTGACGGCACAAATGCCAGGCTGATCGAAGTCGCAGCAGCTGAAGTCGGCACAATTGAAGAAGGCGACAACCTTACCAAATACGGCAAATTTACAAAGGCAGACGGTTTGCCATGGTGCGGATCATTTGTGAATTGGTGCGCTGCACAGGCAGGCGTCAAAATTCATTCAGTCGTTGGCACTGCAATCGGCGCGCATAAGTTTAAAGAGACAAACCGTTGGTCGCATTTGCCTAGTCTTGGAGCGTTGGCATTTATGGACTTTCCACATGACGGCGTTGACCGTATTAGTCACATTGGCATTGTTATTGCTTTTGAGCATGGCAGTGACGTTGTAACTTGCATTGAAGGCAATACATCTGGGACAGGAGACCAGCGCAATGGCGGTATGGTCATGATTAAGCAACGATCCTTAAAGCGGGACATTGTTGGTTTCGGTGTACCAAAATTTGTACCATACAAAGGCGAATACCCAAAAATTGATTTGCCCACAAAAGTAGTCAACCCAAAAAAGGAGACAAAAAAATGGATAAAGCCAAAGCAATAGCAGCTTCATGGGGACGCTCATTTTTAGCTGCCGTTTTAACGCTTTACATGGCTGGCGTGAGTGATCCAAAAACCTTGCTAATGGCAGGGGTTGCAGCAATTGCACCAGTCGTTTTGCGCTACTTAAACCCAAATGACAAAAGTTTCGGAGTTACTGGGGAATG